ACGGGGATTTCCGTTGTAAGTAAATTACCATCATCATCTACCTGAGTTCTATCAACTAACACTATCCCCTTATTCGCTAACTCTCTTTCTAATTTGTGTACTCTTCTTACTACCTCATCTAATAATGCTGGGTCTTTTGAATCTTCTATTTGATTACTGAAAATCGATTGATTATCAAAACCGTCTGGGTCTATGTCATTTATATTAACTGTTTTCCATTCCCAATCATAACCTGTACCCATATCATAATCAACATTAGTTCCAGTCCAAGACTCCTTATCCTCAAGCATGTCATTTTGGAATTGGGCTATAATTACTTCTCTATCTGTTAAACCTTCTTCATTTACGGTTTTTTCCTTTGGAGGAGGTGGGGGGTCTGTTAAACTTTTTTCAAACCTATTTTCTAAACCATCATTCCATTTATTAAAAGGAAGGGATTCTGCATTTTTTCCCTCAGAGGTAGCTCCAATAGAGATTATATTCATTAAATCTGGGGTGATTTTAGTATTAAATTTAAAATCAGAAACAAAATTGGATTCCCCAGAACTATTATAACCCAATATTTCAATGGGTGCTATATCTGTTTCGCATTCAAGACTATCTAAACCCTTTATTGGGTTTTGTTCTAAAAAATAAATATTACGATCATCCCTTATCGCGGGTTCAAGGTTAGTTATATTACCTGTTGACTTGTTTATGCCAGTACATATACTTTGAAGATATTGATATAAACTTAACTCATTTTTTTCATTAACATTATTTTCTAGTTCTGATTGTAAAAAATTAATGTTCATATATATATTCATCAATCTACCATATACTACATCCCCATTACGAACTACGAAAGGATCTAAAGTAGGGTATCTATCCGATTTTTCATTAAAAGAATTGGGTAAATATGATATTTCTTGAAAAGTTTTATCAAATTGGAAATTAAAAATACATACCCTGGGGTCTAAAGGAATTAAGTTTAAAACATAATTACATTTATTAGTTTCAAGACCGGTATCAATTTCAACTTGTTTTTCCTTGTTTTCTTGATTAAATTTATTATCATTAACATCTTTAAATATCTTTGATTGTAATACTTCTAAAAATTCTCCTAACCTTATAAAATAGGAACCATTTTCTGGGACTATGTTAAGGGCATTTGCAGCTAGAGATAATCTCCATAAATTAATATAATTAGAATCACTTGAAGGGAAGTTTAATATTGTTTGCCCTAACCATTGAGATATTACATTTGATCCTATATTATTAACAAGATCACTTTCATACTTGCCATCTTCATCTAATTCAATTTTTAATTTCTTTGCTAGAGCGTTTTGTTGATTTTGTATAGAAGAGGCATCTAACTGTATTGCTGGGGTTTTTACATTTAGTGATTCAACAACACTTCCTAAAGTTATTAAATCTATTTCAATATTAAAACTACCATCGATGTTTACAGACCAAGAAAAATTAGATACTTTACCAAAAAAGGCATCATAATTACCTTGAGTTTGAAGTCTTTTAGCTTTTATTTTAGACAACATTAATCTTTGAGTATAAGTGTTGTTATCAAACCAATCTTCTTCAATGATAGTTGGACCCATTTGTTCTATTGTTACCTTTGGAGGAGTATCGGGTGAGCCCTCTATAGTTTCGATATTAGAAACATATTTATCCCAACCCCATTCTAACATCATAATATACCCTAATCTTAAATAAAGTAGCTCTATTAAATTAAATTGAAATTGATTATAAACTTTAATACTTACTTTTGCTTTTCTAATTGAGCCCCTATTTACATCCTCAATTGAAATACCAGTTATACCCCCTACAGGTAGTAAGCCTTGAGAATTACCACCTAAACCACCATACATTTTGTTTGTACTATCATTTAATAGGTTATTATTTCTAACACCACTTCTAGGAGTATACTTACCATCATTGAAAGATTGTATAGTATTAAATAATACTAGATTTTTTGCTAAACCAGTACCTTGGAGATTAGCATATTCTTGTTCAGTGGCTGTTTGATCCTGGGATTGTTCAAAAATAGCTCTTATTTTTTCTTCCCCTAAAGAACCAGATATAGAAACCCCAGATGCCATTTTTATCCAAGAATTTCTATTATTTAAATAATTTAATACTTGGGGGTCACGTTTAATAGATTCAGAATTATAACCAGCCCCAGACATTTTTTGTCTGTTTTTTATTTGATTTAATATTTCGGAATTGATTGGATCTCCTATTATATTACCCATAACTATTTAGAATTTAACTTGTTGTAATCTAATAAAATTTGTGCTATATTCCTAGGAATTCTAACCTGAACTCCTAAAGGAGGGTATATAGTATTTTGTGGTAGTTGAGGGTTAGCAATAGAAATAACCCACCATAAACTAGAATCCCCAAAGTTATTTTGGGCTAATATATCAAACCTATCACCTATATCAGTGTAAACATATACATCATCAAAACTTAAAGGAATATTAGGATATTTAGTGGTAGCCTTATAATTTTTCCCACCTATCGTTTTTCTATTTCTTATTTTTATATACCTTCCCATATTTTTTTGTTTTAATTAGGGATGCTACTTCCGTCTTTAGTATAATTGTTATTAAAACCATTACTTAATGAAATATATCTTTCAGGACCAAATGTTGTAAGGTCTCCTGAAGCATTAGCTCCTTCTTGGTTTGTTTCTTCAAAAATATTTTTCTGTATATTGGGTACAAAGTCATGGATAGGTATAAATTCAAAACCAGACACATCAATTATAAAAGGCATTTCTTTTACACTAGGGTCAGATCTATTATTATCAAACTCTGCCCTCTCTATTGAAGAATCATTAATTCCTATTTCCCAAGGGGATTCTGATGGTACTCCATAACTAATTCCCCTCATTATACCAACTTGTTTATATAAATAACCACCTACTGTTAATTCTATTAAATTACCTCTCATATACCCGTTAGATGAGTAATCTGGGGCACATACTGATGCTAAGTAGTTTAATTTTTGATACATAGGCATAAGTTCTTGTTTAGATTGTGCGGCAACCGTCCAACCCAAAGAAACAGATCTATCAAACCCTTGGTAATTATATAAATTTTCTGCTCTACCTGCAAACTTTTGTGACCCCCACTCTGCACTATAATTATCATTCATAGAATTAATAAAAGCTCTAAAATGAATGTATGTTTTTAAAGAAGGATTATCATTATCTATTACACCAATTCTAAATTTTACTAAATCATTTATAGGTTTTGAAGTATCGACATCTGCAGACTTGTATAACTGTTGAGCGTTTATTTTATCTAAAGCCGTACCCCTACCAGTTACATAGCTGGTTCTTGATGTTGGTTTACTTCCAGGACTTCCTAGATTAACTCTACCATCTAACCTTTGATTTGGGTCAGCATAGTCTATGGATTTGGGGGAATCAGATTTAGTTTCTTTTCTAAAATCAGGATTAATTCCAGCATCCCTTCGTGACCCAGAATTACCTGCAGTCATTAATTTGTTGTAATCAAGAGTATTTTCTAAACCAGAAACAACTGATGGTGCTTGAGGATTAAAGGTACCTGGTTGGAATACATTTGTAGAAAAATCCTGTAGTATACTTGTATTATTTACTTGAGTATATTTTCCTTCAAAAAGATCTACACCACCCATTGACTGATAAACAGTACTTAAAGTTTTACCAAATATTTTTGCTGCTTGATAATAAGTTGATGGTCTAGTAAATACCGAATAATCTTCCCTTCCATAATTAAGACTTTCAGCAGTTGAAAGAAAAGAACCAAATGCCGGGGTTGGGGTATTACTACTCCCAAATAACCCATTACTAGTACCAAATGTAGGTTTTGGTATGGGTTTTTGTGTATTATTACTATTAATAAAGAAAAGATCAGTTGCTTTTTTAGATCCTGCTAAATTAGGGTTATTTCTTCCAGTTCTATTTTTAGATATAGCAATTCTTGTTTTACCTACACCTAATGTAGATCCTGGTCCTCCTGAGTATGAATAAAGTTCTGTAGTATCTTGTGCTACATATCTACCAGGGTTATCTGTTTTGCGTACTCCATCTTTTATATAGGCATTAGTAAATTGAATTAATCTACTAGTACCAGGTTCATTAGAGTTTTGTCTTTCATTTTGAGCAATGGTATCTAAATAAATGGGATTTGCTAAAGGAAGAAAATCTCCAAAACCTGTTGATAAAGAATTACCATTAGCTACATCATTTGTGCTGGCGAATGGGTTTATACCTTGTTTAAGTAAATGCCCACCTAGTGGGTTAACCGCAGCCTGCGCTAATGTAGATGTTGGTAAGTAAATACCGTTATTTAACGGTAATCTGTTAGGGTCTCCTATTATATTACTAGATTTACCTTGTGCTTTAATATTAACACCACTTCTAGAAAGGAGATTTTGTTTAACTGTGAATAAAAGTCCATTTGGAGATTTAAAGTCAAACATCATTTGAGTTAACCTAGAAACATCCCTTACCACTGCTCCGGGTAATAATGATCCCCCTCTTAAGAGAAAATCAGCATCACCAAAACCTGGTCCTTCTCCATTAGGTATAGGAGTAGTAACGTAAGGTTGGTTACTTGAACCTTGATCACGTCTGTCACCTCCATACCTTAAAGATTTTAGGTTGGTTGTTAGGTTAACTAATGGCATAGATTACTGTACGTTTCCGGTTGTATCTACTGCTCTTGGTGTTTCTGAAACAAAATCAATGTATGTTCCTTTTGAGAACGTATTATTAACTGGAATGGTCCCTGCATTTTTTAACGGTGCAGTAGGTTGGTTACCTGTTAATGGTGTTAATTGAGATCCTTCGGTTTCAAACTTTTTAAGTAAAGGCATAATTTTGGGTTTTAAAGTTAATTATTGTTATTTTATTATAAATATTAATTTTGTTTGGGGGATATACTTTATTGAATAGAGTAAGCATATTTTCCTACTGCCGTACCTAATCTATCCCCACTCATTTCGATTACAGGATCAGGTCTGTTAATTGCTCTTTCTAGTAATTTTTCCATTTTAGAATTATCTTGCTGTATTACTGTAGGTTGTTGGGGTGATGATTGTTGTTTAGACCCACCGAATAAATCTGTACCTGCTATAACCGTATCTTTATTATTTAATGCTATTGCTCCTTCTGGACCCATTAATGTTCTAGAACCATATCCTGACATATTTGATCCTGCAGACATTACATCATTACCCTTTGAAACACTAGATAAATACGCAATACCAGCGGCGGCTGCTGCTAAAGCAACTATTGTTCCAATACCTAAAGTAGAGGCAGATACACCTACTAAAGCTGCTGCGGCAATTGCTGTTTGAATAGCTAATCTAGCTCCTAACATTACAATGGTACCAGCTTGTGCTGCTTTTTCAGCAATTAGAGTTCCTAAATTTACTTTACTAACCATTGCTATACCCGTAGTAATTGCTGATTTTATACCTAGGTATACATTAGTAAGCCCACGTTGTATATTTTCTTTTACCGTAAGTAAATAATTTCCTTCTGATACCGCTAATATTGCATTTTCTAGTCCTAATTTTACCTTAGCATATATGTTACCTGCTTTGTCCATACCTAGATTATATATCTTTACAGCTTTTTCTTTTAATATAGTGGCTAATGAGTTTTGATCATATAAAGCTTTCATTTTCTTTATTCTCAAAATACTATTTCCGGTTAAGGCATTTCTACTTTCTACTATCCCTTTTTCTGTTTCTGTAATTAAACCTAGTTTAGAGGCAACATTTGTCAATACTTGGTTTCTATAAACATCATTTCCTATAAATTTAATAACTTTCATAGCCACTGCAATACCACCTAGTACTTTTAAGAAGCCCATACTTTTAGAAATTAAACTAGCCATATAACCAACGACATCCGCTATGGGTTCAACTATAGGAAGCATTAAATCAGCAATTTGAACAAATAATTCTTTTACTTTATTTAAAGAAGCTGCAAATCGGGCCTGTATTGATTCCTGGTGTAAGGAATTAGCTAAATTTTTATCTCCTAACTTTGTAGCAATAGCTTCATCAGATAAACCATCTTTTTTTAATTTATTATAAGCTTCTAAAGCAGTACCTTCTTTTGCTCCTAAAGCAGCTAATACTTCTCTGTCTTGTAAAGATTTTGCTAAATCCTCTCTACTCATTCCTACAGCTTTAGCTAAGGCTTCTGCTTGTATTCTATTCATAGCAGTAAATTCTGCTGCGGATCCTGCTTGTTTAGCAATTTCTTCTGCTACTGTGGCTAAATCATTATCTAAAGCTGCTTGTCTTGCTTTTTCTAGATTAATATTTTTACCCAACAGTAACTCAGCTGCTAATTCATTTTCAATAGATTGTTCAAAATTAAGTAAACTACCCGCTATACCATCTACCTGTGATAATTCCATACCAAATTGCTTAGCAGTTTGAACTGCTTTTGCTAATTCGATTGGATTGTTAGCCATGCTTAATTGTATGCTACTAGATAATTTTGCTACATCTTTTAATATTTGCTGTTCAGTTAAAGCCGTACCATTAGCAGCATTCATAGCTACGGATTGACCTAGCACATTAGCTGCTATTTCTTTTGATGTCTTACCCGTTAGTAAACCAAGTTTAGCAATCTCTCCACTCGTTTCGGCGCTTAATCCTAATTGATGTGTTAACGCCGTTTGAGTAATTAACATTTCCTCAGTAAACATTGCATTAGTCCCTAGAATTTTAGATAATTCCATTTGGGAATTAGCTACTCCAGCGGTGGTAACGAAAATGTTATTTGAGTTTTGAGCAATTTGGGAGAACTCTTTATTCATCCCTTGTGCCTCATGATAACTTACCCCTAATGACTCGGCTACTTTAGCTGTTTGAGAATCTAATTCTAAAAAAGCATCTACAATAAGAGCTATACCAACCTCTAATAACCTCATTGGGGTTACAGTAGCTGCTAAATTTCCACTAAATAATTTTGATGCTGTGCCTGATTTATCGAGTTTATCTAATAAATTTTTACCTCCTTCTCCAAGTAAGGTAAATAAAGATTTTTGTTTTTGTCTTTCGGTATTTTCCTTAATTAGGGTATCAAGGGTGTCTTCTTGTATAGAAAATTGAGAACTAAGTTGTTTAGTATTTTCCTCATTTAATTTTATACCATTTGCTAATAAAATATTTTGTTGACGTGTAATTGTCTTTTTTCTAGTTGCAACTTTTTCTAATTCTTTTTGTATTTTTGCTTCTACATTAACCCCTTTACCTATTTGGTCTTGGAGTTTTGTTATCTCTTTTAAAGAGGCGGCATTTTGTTTTATGGCATTATTAAGGTTTGTAGAAAATTTATTACCAAGTTCTTGAGTTTGTTTATCAGCACCTTCTAATTGACCTGTAATATTATCTTTTATTTTTTGACCTATAGAAGTAAACGCATCTTCTAAATACCCTAATTCTTCATTGAGGGCTTTAGCTGCTAATTTTGCTTCTTCGATTTCCTTAAGACTCGCCATTATAATTAGATTTTATTATAAATATGAAAAAGAGTAACTATTTATAGCTACTCTTTCCTTCATATGCTTTAGAAGCTTGTTTAAATTGAGGGGCATTTACTTTACCTTCTGAGTTTACTAATGATGTTTTACCAGCAGACATTTCATCTTTTTCTGCTGCTGCCTTTTTCTCGTAAAAATCATTTATTTCTTTAAAAGTAAATTTACGCAACCATATAGGCATATTGTAAATAGTAATGTAGTCATACCCACCTTTACCATGAAATATTATTTCATGAATTTGTTTAAATATGTTTAATCTAACTTGAGGAGCTGTCTCCAAAGTCAGGCCAAAAAAAGTTTAGTCCAATAGGGACTGTTACCTCCTCTCCGCCATCTAGAATAACATTAAGGTCTACATCAGGTGATGTTTCAACTATATGTTTTCTAAATGCTCTAGCATCACGTGCTAAAAAATAGGTGTCTACAAATTCTCTAATATCTTTAACTTCAGTTTCTCCATTAACCGAGGTTATTACATATTTTAATCTGGTAGAGGCATCAGGGGATGAATTTTTATTTAATTTTTTAAGCCCCTTTAGTTCTCTTTCAATTTTGACTTCATCATGACCCGTTAGTAATTTATATGTAATTTTTGTATCACTGTAAGGTAGAGTAAAAGCAAATTCATTTTTGCCTTCAATCATAGTAGAAGCATCAAATTCTTTATTTTCTAATTCTGAAAGGTCAATTGTTTCTGTTCTTCCATTAACTGTTGTTTTGTAATCAGATCCATATCCTAAAATACGAGTAGCAATTAAAATTGCATTTTTATCCCCTACAATTAAATCTTTTAAATCTATTTTAGAAATAACTACAGATTCTAATAATTTATCAAGCACATTACCTTTTTCAATAAATGCTTGATTTGAAAGAATATCTTCTTCTTTCGCTGTCATATATTTGATTTCTACCTTACCACTTGATAGGGGGTTGTCTTTTGGGTATACTAAACCTTTTGAAGGTAGTTCTATTTCTTCTGTTGGGAATTTAAATTCAGCCATAATCTTTATTTGGTTAAAACGTTTTTATCAGTTATACATATGTAAAATACAAAAAAGCTTGACCAAAGCCAAGCTATTTTGCAAATTAGGGGTGAGTAAAATTTTTAGAAATTTAATACACAATAATCAGGTTGAACTGTCATTGTAATTTCTTGGGCAGCATTTTCAGTATCCCAGTTGTAATCTCCAAATGAAGCTTCTGTAATCATTGCTCCTTTGATGATCCATTCTGAAACGATATCACCTACTGGTCCTAGTACATTAATAGTTAAATCTTTTTTATAGAAATCACTATATCCGTCTCTACCAGTTACTGATTCATGATGTAATCTAACCCATTCCATTACTGATTGTGCACCAGATGGAGTAATTGGGTCAAATAATGTAAATTGAATTGTTCCCCAAGTTGTTTTACCTTTCACAAAACGTTGAACGTTAATATGATTTAAAGGTACTGTTCCTTGAGATACAGTTACGGCTCCTACACCTTTCATGATGTATGCTGGAAATCCGTCTACAAAAGCTATAAATCTGTTCTTTTGTTTTGGCTCGAAAGCTGTGAAAAATATTTCGTTTGGGTTAAGTACTGCCATTTTATATGTTTATTTTATTATAAATATTCGGTTTTTTTATTTTTATGCTGGAAATGTTGCTCCAGTTGGTAATACATTGAAATCAAGTATAATAAATTCAGCTGTTTTAGTTGGTTGTAAGAAAATCTGACCGATTAACTCATTTCTATCTATTACATCTGGTGTATTATTTGTTTCATCCATTACTACTTTAAATGCGTACAATCCTTGTCTTTGTTGAACACTTTCTAAATATGGATTTACTTGTGTTAAAAAATTATTTCTTGTAGCAATTGTATTTGCTTCAAATACTAAGTTATCAGCAATTTGAGAAATATAATCTTTAAGTGTAATTAACAATCTACGTACATTTACTCTATCTAAAGCAGTTGCTGCTTTTTGTAATGTTTTCTGTCCGAATACTACAACTCCTTGTTGTGGGAATGTAGCAATTGGATTAACATTACCTTCATATAAAGTATCTCTATTTGCTGATGTTAATTTTCTTTCTGCTCTTACTACTGAACCTAATCCACCTCTTGTAATACCCGCTGGTGCGAACCATGGATCACTTGAAGCATCTGTAAATGCATATACTCCCGGAATCATTGTAGAAGCTGGTACATAAACTAATAATCCAGTATTTGGATCAACAGTTTGTAACCAAGGCCAATATGCAGCGGCATAACTAGAATCTAATCCTGATGCATTTTGTAATACAGTGTTAATTGCCGTGTTATAAGGAACTAAATCCATAATGAATATAGCGTCTCCTCTTGAAATAGTATTATTTTTAATTAAGTTACACGGGTTAGCGTAATTTGAATAATATAAACCTGGTGCTGAAATTACATTGTATTGATAATCATCTTGATTAGCTAGTAAATTAATAGCGTTTGTATAATCTGTTGCTATTAAACCTTGAGTATTTGTTCCATCAATTTTTTCATAGAAACGGTTAAATGATGTAGAGTTAAGGTTTGAACCTACTGCTTGATCAAATGAACCTGAGCCTACTACTGGTAAAGAAGATGTAAATTCTGGTTTTGCTACCCCATTATTTTGGAAATAATGTGGAGTATTGAATTTTACTTCTTTTACTCTTATATAATTAGAAATATTTGGATAAGAACCAGATTCTTGTAAATATGTTCCTGAACCATCTGCTGCTACTACCACGTTAGAAGTAATATCACCAATTGCTCTTGAAATATAATTTGGAGAGAATGGATCTAATGAAATATTGTTATATGATTCTAATACTACTCTCTGATTGTTGTTGTCATTACCACGTCTAACGAGTAATGAAAATACACCTGAAGCTGTGTTTACACTTGCAATCTCCCATCTAAGATTATCTGCTGATCCACTTGATAAGGCACCACCTGATAATTCTATTCCTGCTGAATCTGCTCCTACTGGAGATGTGTTGTTCATAATCAGTCCTTCAGAAAGTGTTTCTAATACAAAAGTATTTGCATTTTCTATTTCTGAGGCTAATAACGTGTGAGTTGCTTCTGTAGATGCAGCACCTAATGCCGCAGCAGCAATTGTAATTGTATTACCTGCTACATATCCTGATCCTTCTGTTGTAACTGAAACTGTTCCTATTTTTGAACCTACATTAGCTCCTGCTAATTGGATAACAATATCTCCTCCTGTTCCAGCACTACCTAATGCTGCATCTGCTTGTAGTGTTGCACTTGGTATTGTAATAATTGAATCTGCAGCGTATCCTGTACTTGCACCTATTGCTAAAGTAACACCTACTGCTACTCCACCTGCTGCATCTGTAGTAATTACAGCTGTACCACCTGAAGCTCCGGCAGTGTTAACCATACCTGCAGTTATTACAATTGCACCTGAGGATACACTGTTTGCGTATGAAGCAGCTGCAACTCCAGTACCTGTTGGCACTGCTGTGGTTGAAACTACTAATAATCCACTTACTACTGTTGTTACTGATGCTTTTGCACCTGAACCAGGTGTACTAGTTAAAGCAACGTCAGCAAATGTAGCTATTGTATCACCAGTAGTGGTACCACCAGTAAAAGGAGTTAAACCTCCTACTAACCCACCATTTCCTGTTTCAACCTTATTTTCAATGTTTGTTGAAAGGGCAGGTGAAAAAGAACCGCTTGTTACTCTTGTTACTAATAGAGAACTACCTCCACTTGAAAAATAGTTATTAGCTGCTACTGAAGTTAGATAAGTATAATCGGTAGATCCACTTTCTAATGCTCCTCCAAAAATTGCTTGAAATGAACTAAATGAACTAACGTAGGTTGGTTTTTCAACCGGACCTTTTACGGTTGGGCCTATTATAGCCGCGCCTCTTACTAAAGGTTGAGCTGTAACAAGTGATTGATCGTTTTCTCTTGCTAATACTCCTGGAGATATTAATGTTTCTGCCATCTTATTTTTATTATTTTAATAATTGTTTTATTATAAATATTAAAGAGGGGTTCAAAAACTTATTCTGGGGTAATAAATTCCCCGGTTTCTAAGTCTATATTCCCTTCCCCATACTTTTTTTGAAGTTCTTTAGCTGTTTTATTTGATTTTTCTTGTAAATCTGCTAAACCATCTAAAATTGTAGCCCTTTGACCCTCTAAAAATGCTTTTTGAATATCAACTTGTCCTAAGTCAAAAGTAATTGCATTTTGTTTTTTTTGGTATTCTCTAAGAATTGTTAATTCTTCTTCTGATAATTTGATTTTTTTACTCATTATTGTGGTTATTTATAAATATTAATTAATTTTTATTCAGTATATTCTATTGTTTGGTAAATTGATTCTTTATACTTGTTTGTTAAGTCAGTGTATACATTATCTAATATAAAACCTATCTTTTCAATTTTAGGTAAGTCTATTAATTCATTTTTATCCTTTATTATGTTTGTATATTCGTCATTAACTACTAATTTTAAATTAGAA